GATACAGACTGGTTGTAGGTTTTTAGCTAGAGCAGATACTTTAATAGGTCATAACATTATTGGATTTGATATACCTATGGTACATAAGTTTAGTGATGTAGACCTATCTAATATTCCAGTAATAGATACTCTTGTATTGTCTAGACTATTCAATCCTAACAGAGAGGGTGGTCACAGTCTTGAGAAGTGGGGGTACAAATTAGGATATCATAAAATAGATTTCAGTGATTATCTAAACTATTCTGAAGACATGTTAAACTATTGTATACGAGATGTCAATCTTAATTTGGCTGTACTAAAAGAACTTAGAAAAGAAAGTAAAGGTTTTGGTAAAGAGTCTATTGAGATGGAACAAAGTATAGCAGGTATTATTAAACAACAAGAAGTCAACGGCTTTAAGTTTGATACAGCACATGCTTTAGTTTTACTTGCTGAACTAAGAGAAAAGAAACAAGCAATAGAAGATGAAGTACACAGCACGTTTAAACCTAAGTGGGTGGATGATAAGCTAGTCACTCCTTATATTAAAAAAGATGGAGAGCTTTCTAAACGAGGTCTTACTGATGATGAATATGCAAGGTGTTTAAACACTCTGGACTACAATCCTTTTATGAGACAAACATTACAAGAGTTTAATCTTGGTAGTCGTAAACAGATTGGTGAATACCTTATGGATTTTGGTTGGAAGCCAGACAGATTTACACCTACTGGTCAACCTATCGTAGACGAGAAAACTTTATCAGCTATTACACACATACACGAAGCTAATCTAATAGCACAGTTCCTTTTACTTCAAAAGCGTATAGCCCAAATTGATTCTTGGATTGATGCTACTGAAGATGATGGAAGGGTGCATGGCTTTGTAATACCTAACGGTGCTATCACAGGCAGAATGACACATAGAAGTCCTAACATGGCACAAGTTCCTAGCTCTCATAGTCCTTATGGGAAAGAGTGCAGAGCTTGTTGGATTGTTGACAAAGGAAATGTTTTACTAGGTGTTGATGCTTCTGGTCTTGAGATTAGAATGTTAGCACATTATATGAATGACGAGGAATACACAAATGAAATACTCAACGGAGATATACACACCGCTAATCAACAACTTGCACAACTTGAATCTAGAGATAAGGCGAAGACATTCATCTATGCACTCATGTACGGAGCAGGAGATGAGAAACTTGGAAAAGTGGTTGGAGGAAATACAGCAGATGGCAAAAGAGCTAGACAATATTTCTTTGATAATAAGCCATCATTTAAATCTCTTAGAGACAGGGTGCAAAGAGCATCGGCTAAAAAATTTCTCAAAGGATTAGATGGTAGAAAGCTTTATGTTCGTAACCAACATTCAGCTTTGAATACTTTACTACAAGGAGCAGGTGCTATCGTTATGAAGAAAGCACTTGTTATCCTTGATAGTTTATTAAAATTAAATACTATTCAATACAAGTTTGTAGCTAACATTCATGATGAATGGCAGATAGAAGTAGATGAAAGCCAAGCTGATTTTGTAGGTGGTTTAGCTGTCGAGAGTATAGCGAAGGCAGGAGAATATTTTAATCTTCGTTGTCCTTTAGATGGCGAATATAAAGTCGGAGGAAATTGGAGTGAAACTCACTAAGCAACAAAGTTTATTTCCAGACGACCACGATGAATTAACTTTTGAAGATGGTAAACTGTGTATAAAGTGTGACAAAAAACTACCTTTATCACATTTTAGTCCAGCTTCAGGAGGTAATTTTCTAAGACCTGAATGTAAGAAATGCAATAATCATTTAAGCAAGGCTAGAAAGTTGTTGAAAGAAAAACACGGAATGCCACAAGATGAAAATTATAAGTGTCCTATTTGTTTAGGGACAGCAGATAAAGTAAATGGACTAGGAGGAAAAAAATTAGGAGCTTGGGTAATAGACCATTGTCATGAAACAGAATCTTTTAGAGGTTGGTTATGTCATACTTGTAACCGATGTCTTGGAGGATTCAAAGATGATACTGATATATTACAAAGAGCTATTAATTATTTAAAAAAAAATGAAAAATAAAACAAAAACACTTGACACTTCTAATCAAGAAGTATATAATAAATTATCCGCCAAGAAAAGTAAGGCTGAATCTGGTCATTGGTATACCCAAGAAGGCGACCCAATGTACACAGTCATAGGTGCTAATGGTAAGGAAAGAAACACTACCCTTAGAGATGCTAAGAAAGAGAATCTAGTACCTTCTGTCACGACCATTCTAGGTATGATAGCCAAGCCTTCTTTAGAAAACTGGAAAATAAATCAAGCACTTAACTCTGCTTTAACTTTAGAGAAAGACCCGCTAGAATCTATTGAAGAGTTTGCTTACAGATGTAAGAAAGACTCTAAAAGAATAGGACAAGAAGCCGCTAAACGTGGTACAGAAATCCACGCTATGATTGAACAAGGTTTCTTAGGTGAAGGCTCAAGTAAAACATATGAGATTATTTTAGATTGGTTAAATGAAAACTTTCCTGATGAAGAATGGATTGCAGAAGATTCCTTCTGTGCTGATTCAGGATATGGTGGTAAGATAGATTTATATTCTAAGTCTGGAATCTTTGTTGACTTTAAAACTAAAGATAACTTAGAAGGTAAAGACCCTGCTAAATTAGTATATGATGAACACGGTATGCAGTTGTCTGCTTATGCACAAGGCTGTGGCTTTGATAATGTAGACAGAGTATCTATCTTTGTAGATAGAGCAGACCCAGAGCTTATTGCTTGTCACATATGGGATAGAGATACCCAACAAAAACATACAGAAATGTTTAATAGTATTTTAAATTATTGGAAACTGGTAAAAAATTATGAATCAAAAAAAGTCTAAGCTTCTAAGAAGAAAAGGAGAAAGCCTATTAATAGAATGGATACGGACGTTAGTTCCAGAAGGAGAAGATGAAACTAAAATAACTAAGAATAACTTAAGTGAATTTCTACCACAACAAACTCATGTGTTTGCTAACGGTAAATTTATATTGAGTGCATATAGTCTTAGATGGTTTTACAAACAAGTTAAGAGAAATCCTAACATAACTCTGGAAGAACTTAATGCCTAGAAGAGTACCAAGAAAGCCAAGACCTAAGAAAGTAAATGTACCTAAAGGGTATGATAGTTTATGGGAAGCAACACTACATGAGACATTACTACAAGGTTGGAAACATCATTGGGATAACATAAACTATGTCGTTAAACATAAATACGAACCTGATTTTGTTAGAGTAATAAAAGGAAAAACAATTTTACTAGAAGCTAAAGGTAGATTCTGGGACTATGCAGAGTATAGTAAGTACATACATATAAGAGAGGCTTTACCTAAAGGATATGAGTTAGTCTTCTTATTTCAGAAACCCTTCTCTCCAATGCCCGGTGCTAAAGTAAGGAAAGATAAAACAAAAAGAACTCATGCTGAATGGGCAGAGACAAATAATTTTACATGGTATAGTGAAGAGAACTTACCAAAGGAATGGAAAAGTGAATTATAAATTTAAAGAAGATAAAATATTAAATGAAGTGAAAGCATATATAGGTAACACATATGAACAACACTATGCTAATGGTAAGTATCAAGCAACAGATATGATAATTGATTCAGGACATGGCGAAGGATTTTGTGTAGGTAATATTATGAAATATGCTATGAGGTTTGGTAAGAAGGATAATAAAAAAGCAGAGCTTATGAAAATAATTCATTATGCTATAATAGCTATGTATACAATAGAGGGAGAAAATAAAGATGGTTGAAGATAAGATAGGAACTAAGCCTTACTTAGGAATTGAAATAGACTACAATAAAGAAAAAACATTTGATAAGTTTAGTCTTGATACATTGAAAGATAGATATCTTTGGGAGAATGAAACACATGCACAAGAAGCATTCGCAAGAGCCTCCGTCTTCGGAGCAACCTACAAAGGCGAGACAGATTTTGAACTTGCTCAAAGACTTTATAACTACAGTTCCTCTCGTTGGTTCATGTTTAGCACTCCTATACTTAGTAACGGGGGTACAACTCGTGGGCTTCCTATCAGTTGTTTCCTTAATTATGTTCCTGATAGTAGGGGTGGGCTATCTTCTCATTATGACGAGAACATATGGTTGGCAAGTTCAGGTGGAGGCATCGGTGGATATTGGGGCGATATTAGGAGCAATGGTATTTCAACTACTCATGGCAGTCGTTCTACTGGTTCAATTCCTTTCATGCATGTAGTTGATTCGCAGATGTTAGCCTTTAATCAAGGCACAACAAGACGTGGTTCTTATGCTGCTTATATGGACATAAGTCATCCAGAGATTGAAGAGTTCATTAACATGCGTAAAGAATCTGGTGGAGACATTAACAGAAAGAATCTTAATATACACAACGGTATAAATATTACTGACTCATTCTTAGAAGCAGTAGAGAAGGATGAAGACTGGAGGTTGATTGACCCTAAATCTAAAGAAGCAGTTAAGATAGTAAATGCTAGAGATTTATGGTGGCAAATTATTCACGCTAGGGCAGAGACAGGAGAGCCTTACATGGTCAACATAGATACTTGTAATAAGTATTTACCTAAAGCACAGAAAGATTTAGGACTTAAGATTAGACAGAGTAACTTATGTTCAGAGATTACTTTACCAACAGACGAAGAACGAACAGCAGTATGTTGTTTATCATCCGTAAACTTAGAACACTTTGATGACTGGTCAAAGGATGATGACTTCATACAAGATTTAATAACCATGCTTGACAATGTTTTACAGCACTACATTGACAACGCTATAGATACAACACAGTTAGGAGAGTATAGTGCAAATTTTAAAAGATTTCAAAAATATGTTAGAGAGGGTAAAGAAGGATTTACTAAGTCTGCGTATTCGGCATATAGAGAGAGAAGTCTCGGACTCGGTGCAATGGGCTTTCACGCGTACTTACAAAGCAGGAACATTCCTTTCGAGGGTATTTATGCAAGTGGCTTCAACTACAAAGCATTTCTTTACATCAACACTAGAGCAACTGAAGCAACTAAAGAACTTGCTGTTCAAAGAGGAGAAGCTCCTGACATCCATGGGACAGGTAAGCGAAACGCTAACCTCATGGCTATTGCTCCTAACGCTAGTAGTGGGATTATATGTAGTGGTACTTCCCCTTCTATTGAGCCTTTCAGGGCTAACTGCTATACTCATAAGACTTTATCAGGGAGCTATCAAGTTAAGAACAAGTATCTCGAAAAGCTTTTCAAAACTAAAGGCATTAAAGCTAAGGAGTTAGATGAAGTATGGAAAGATATCTCAGCTAATGAAGGCTCAGTCCAACATTTAGATATACTTACTGATGATGAGAAAGAGATATTTAAAACTGCAAATGAGATAAACCAAATATGGATTGTCGAACATGCACATCAAAGACAGGAGTTTGTGTGTCAAGCACAGTCTGTCAACTTATTCTTTACACTGCCTAAGAGTACAGAGCCACAAGAAGTGCATGATGAATACATGCAGTATGTGAATGATGTGCATTGGTATGGTATGAATAAACTAAAATCGTTGTATTACTTTAGAACTAATGCAGCACGTAATGTAGAAAATGTAAACACTAAAGTTCCACGTATAAGATTAGACGATGTGGAATGTATCGCCTGTGAAGGGTAAGGAAAAATTATGAGTCTATTAACAACTAGAGATTATTATAAACCGTTTGAATACCCATGGATGTATGAGTATTACAAACTTCAAAATCAAATGCACTGGATGCCTGAATCAGTTCCGTTGCATACTGATGTAAAAGATTGGCAGGATGTTACGCCTGAAGAAAAACATTTACTTACACAAATATTTAGATTGTTTACACAGTCTGATGTAGATGTAGGTGCAGGTTATATTGATAAGTATATGCCTATCTTTAAGAAACCTGAAGCAAGAATGATGATGTCATCCTTTGCTAACATGGAATCCATACACCAAGATGCTTACAGTTTATTGTTAGATACTGTAGGTATGCCTGAAATAGAGTACAAAGCTTTTGCTGAGTACGAAGAAATGTCTGACAAACACGATTACGTTGGGGAGTTTAAACCTCTTAAGTCTGATAAAAAAACTATAGCTAAAACACTAGCTGTTTATTCAGCCTTCACAGAAGGGTTGCAGTTGTTCTCTAGTTTTGCAATCCTATTAAACTTCCCAAGGTTCGGTAAGATGAAGGGTATGGGACAGATAGTTACCTACTCTATTCGTGATGAGTCAATGCACGTTGAAGCTATGACTAAACTGTTCAGAGAATTTATCCAAGAGAACATAGAGATATGGACAGATGATTTCAAAGCAGAGCTTTATCAAATCTGTAGAGACATGGTAGAACTAGAAGACAAGTTCTTAGACTTAGTGTTTGAAATGGGAGACCTTCAAGGACTAACCAAGAAAGATATGTATGCTTACAATAGATACATAGCTGACAGAAGATTACTACAGCTAGGACTTAAAACTAATTATGACCAGAAAGAAAATCCGCTTGGTTGGATTGATGAAGTCATGGGTGTTGAGCATCAGAACTTCTTTGAAGGTAGAGCTACAACATATATGAAAGCAGGACTACGTGGTAAGCAAGATAATATTAAATTTACAAACTTAGAGGAACAAAATGATTAATAAAAATGAGGCTAATCTTGTTAGTTTTAAAATACTTTTAACTAGAGATAATAAAATAATAACAGAATTTAGTATGTTACCAGAAAAAGAAGTTGATAATCTTTTTCCTCAAGAAGAAGGACATCTAATTAAAAATATTTTAAAACACGGTAAACAAAAGATGGGAGGACTACACTCTTACTTTCAAAGAGAGCTTGAGGCTATTGAATAGTATAGATAACAATCTCGTCTTTCTTACCTTTTACTTTAATAGGGTCTAGATAACGAGTGGGTATATCAGAGTTCATAGCTGTGGTATACCCAATCACTATATCCTCTCCAACTTCTTTAGTAGAACTCTCTAGCCTAGCTGCTAGATTAACAGCATCGCCAATAGCAGAATAATCAAATCGTGTATCACTTCCCATATTACCTACAACTGCTTCTCCTGTATTTATCCCTATACCTATCTCTATTCCTAAGTCGGCTTCAGCCATATCTTGTTTTATTTTCAGGGCTGTTTGGATGGCTCTGTCCTCATGGTCTTCTAGGTCAATAGGTGCATTAAAGATAGCCATCATTGCATCTCCTATATACTTATCTACCATCCCACCATACTCTTTAACTGCATTAGCTTGAATCGTTAATGCTTTATTCATAATTTCTGTTACTTGTTCGGGTTCTAAAGTCTCTGACAAGCTTGTAAATCCTCTAACGTCTGTAAATAAAAACGTACATCTCCTTCTATCTCCGCCTAACTTCAGAAGCTCCGGACTATCTTGGAGTTGTTTGACTTGTCTTGGGTCAAGGTAATGTTCAAACTGTTTTTTAATTTGTTGTCTAAGCTTGAATTGTGTTCTAAAGTTTAGATAGAATTGTAGAGTAGCAATAAGTGTCATACTTATCATGCTCCAAGTCACATCTATGAGTATGTTATTTTGTATGACACTATATCCAAAGTAGCCTACTCCTGTCATTAAACCACCAACTGATACTATGCCCCATGTAATACCTAATCGTGCTATTAGAAGAGCTGTAAGGAAGCCACAGGATAATAATATTAAAAGTTCTACAAACAATCTATAGTCTGGTATTTGTGGTGTGTCCATTAACATACTTTCTGATAGAGCAGATTGTATCTTATGAGGTTCTAATAACCCGACAGGTGTTGCAAGTTGTGGAGATATTCCTTTTGCTGTAAATCCTACAAAGACAAATGTTGATTCTACTTTATCAATCTCATCTAAAGTTATCTGTGGTGTATCTACCCAGCTAATCCATTTACGTCCAAGACTATCTGTAGAAACGGGTGGAATGCCTCTTACTCTAACCTGTTCAATTCCATTCAGATTTGTTACAATCTGATAAGTCCGACCACCTCCTAGTATTTTTAAAACTTCTGTTCCAAACGAAGCGACCCACCCATTATCTGTTTGTTGTAGTAAAGGTATTCTCCTTACTAAGTTATCTACATCTACTGGTGCAGATATAGCACCTTGATTTGCAGACTGTTTAAACGGTTTTATATTCTCTAGAAATCCTTGAGCCTTTGGTAAAGATACTATCGGACCTTTGATAACTGTACCAACTGTCTTTGGATACTTACCATTATCAACCTCTGGTATAGCTATAACACTTGCAGAGCTTTGTAAGGCTTTTGCAAACTCATCATCTCCGCCCATTCTATCTGCATGTGGAAATAACATAACCCACCCAACACCGTATGCACCAGCTTCTATTATTTTATTGTGAATATTTGCTAAGTCTTGACGAGGTAGAGGATATCCTCCCATAGTATCTAGGTCTTTTTCGGTAATGTTAAGTATTGTAAAGTGTCCGGTTGGACTTTGTTCTTGTACTAAAGCGTCAAAAGTCTTTAGTCTTAGTACTTCTAATGGTAAACTGTTGAAGAGGAGAGGCAACGTAAGTAAAGATAATAAGGTAATAGACCACTTCATGTTAATCTCCTTGCGTTATTTTTATGGTAGAGTCTCCGCCACCGTTGACAATGACCTGTGTACTCTTACCATTTTGAATCATGATAACTGTATAAGCGTTTGACCTATCTAAGTCTAGTCTTACAGTGTCTTCTAAAGACTTGTAAAAGGTTATAAGATTATCGTTTAGGAATGTGTTGATTTGTGTGTTAGAGTCAAAGCCTATTTGAGTTCCTTTTAAATCTACATCAGTTTTTAAAAGTGATTCAGTATTGTCTAGCTCATTTACGTCTTCTATAATGTTTAGTAAATCTTCTAGAAAGTTTACGTCAAGATAATTAATATCTAACTCTGTAAACTCTAGCTCATCATTTGCAAGATAGTCTGTATCTAAATCATCGAAATCAAGGAAGTCAACATCAAGAATATTAGAAACACCATCTCCAGTTTGTCCTTCATTTTCTTGTTCTATTTCCTGTGGTTGATTTACTATTAACATGTTATCAATTAACTCAAGGGTTAAGTCAAGGATAACGGGTTTGGTTGGTTCAGTCTCGTACATTGAAACTGTAGTAGCTTGGTAAGGCTTGTTAAGTGTTACCTGTCCCATAGCTGTAGCGACAACAATCTCTCCACTTGGAAGACCATCATTGTCCGGTAATAATATAACTAGACTTCTACCTAACTCATCTACAGTAACTGTAAAGTCTGTACCACGAATAGCTATCGTAGCACTAGGTGTGTTTATAATTATATTTTCTTTATCTATTGTAGCTAACTTACCAGTGATAAACCTTGCAGTACCACTAGCAAACTGAAGTGCCATCTTAGATTTAGATGGGTCGGGGTCATAGATAAACTCGTCTATTATTAATTCAGAATGCTCAGTAAGTCTAACTTGACTGTCATCTAAAAAAGTAATGCCCAATCTCCCGTTAGAAGTTTGGACATTATCAAAACTGTTTATGTTAAAATCTAATGAAGCTTGGTAAGTACCATCTCTTACAACTCTACCAGCTCCGTTAAGTTCTGTTATGTTTCCAATATTAGCAGCTTGTGCCTGTACCTTGGTCATTTTGAATGACACAAACAGTACCATTATTACCGTTAGATATAATTTTAAGCCAGTCATTATCAATTGTACTCTTTTGTTGTATGTTAAATGTTCTGCTGTTTCCTGTTTGGTCAAGATAGAAGTAACCTCCTGCTTTACCTGAACCTGTAAAGGTTACAGTGTTGTCATCTCCATCAACATCTACATAGTTAGTAGCACCATCATAATTTATATCGAAATCAAAAGTGTTATCATCACCTTGGATAATCCAATCTAAATCTAGTGTTGCAGCTAATGCAGTTTTACCATGGTCTAACGTAAATGTGTTAGAGCTTCCAGTAACATCAACATTATAATTAGAGTTATCGATACCAAAAGTATTTGTTGGGTCTCCTTGTATAGTAAATGTATTACTATCACCATCAAACTCAAAAAATCCTATTACAGAATCACCGTATATGTCACCTAAAAACTTATTAGCATCTCCTATTTGATTTATATCTAGTGTCATAGTAACCCCATCTAAATCTAACGGAGTCATGTTTCCTGCTGAAGACAATAAACCACCAATAATATTGCCTGAACCAAGTTGTTCTAAATCTATGTTAGCTGTAGCTCCTGATTGGTCAACATATATTTCGTTATCAGCCCCGTATGTTGGTAATGCACTCAGCATCACAAACAGGCTCATTAATTTTAATATTTTCATATTTCCAATAGCCTCTATCTATTCCTATATTTATTATATTTAATACCCCAGTCTCTATTGCCTTTTGCAAAGCTATAGAAACACTCTCATTCTCAGCCACACCACCCTCTATCTCTACAAGCTCTGTTTGCTGTTCGATAAAACGAAATATATCCTGAGAAATACTTGTGGATATAATGCTTTTAGAAACTAATGTTTCCATTAACACTTCTCCAGTTGACACAGATATTAATCTTAACGATATTGTAACTGTATCTTCTCTGTACTGTTTACTATTACCTATCCCTAAGTATCTAGCACCAGCACCTCCAGACTTTAGGTTAGCTTCGTAACTAACCACTCCACCTTGAACTAATAACCCTGCAAAAAGCAAAGGTTGCATCTTGTTATCTTCTTTAAACTCTTTACGAGTGCTTCTAATAAGTTGTCTTTCTTTTGTTAGGTCATCCAAGCCTACTCTTTCTACAACTCTAAAAAACTTTCCACCTGATGTATGTTTAAAAGCTCTTATAAGAAAAGCTTCAGGTGCTTGTGTAATAGCTGTACTAAATAAAGCAAACGTACTATTACTTCTTCTCTGCCCTGTTAAGTCTTTAAAGCTATTAGGGTATATAGCTATCGTTGGCATCACTGAAGCTGCCGGTAAATTCTTTAATTCTTCTGATTGTAGTTCTAATATGTCCGGAGATTGTATCTTCTTTGATAATACTAAATCTTCGTTATGACTTATAACTGCACAACTAGAAATAAAAATCGCCAACAGGCAAAGATATAGTCGTTGTATTACCATCACTATCCGTTATGTTTAAAGTTATTATTCCATCGACAACACTATATTCTATTCTGTTGCCTTCTAATTCTAGTACTCCACTATCACTAGGAGTCTCACCAAACAAATTATCTACAAGCTGTCTAGAAAGCTGTGCATATATTCTAGACTCTAAGTTCCTTATAAACCTTGCAAGTGTCGTGTTCTCTTTGTCTCTTTCTATCTCATCCTGTAGTGCTTTTATTTCTGCAGCCAAAGCTTGTTTACGATTGAACTCTTGGTTTTGAATTGTAAGATAATGTGATGATGAGTTAATACCACTAAAGCTAGGACTCTTAAACTTAAATACAACTTCGTCTGCTATACTTCCTACAGACCAGAACATAATTAACATAGTCCAAAAGAACATACAGAACCTGCAGTTTCTTTCAGCTTTATCACTTTTAAATGTTGGTATAATCTTAATCTTTCCTTTGGTCATTTCTGTCTGCCTTTGCAATCTTATCTATGTCTACTAAGTTTGGTACGCCTAGTAAAGTTTTTAAAAGAACATCTTGTCTGATGCTTTGATTATCTAATGCTCTTACTCTATCAATTAAACTAACTATAATACCATACTGACTGTCAAGTTTAGTAGACACTCGTTCTTCCATGGTATCTAAAGCTGTTTGTACTTTATCATCTAAAGTATCTAGTTTATTTTCCATACCATCAATAATTCTATTTATCAGTTTCCATACAAAAGCACCTAATCCAAGAGCTGCTGCTATAGGAAAACCTAACTCAGTTATTAATGATACTGCTGAATCCATTAGTCTTTCTGTGTGTTAGAAGCTCCGAAGTAAAAGGATATTACAGCACTTGCTAAACCACCAAGATAACCTAGTACAAGGTTTATAAGAGCTTCAGAGTTCTGCTCAGGTGGTTGTAGAGTAACAAGGAATATGTATCCCATGAAACCACCGACAACAGCTATGCCCATGATACGGGCTGTCCAGTCTTTACTGAACTTATTTCTAGCGTCTTGTCCGTCAGCTACCTCTAGCTTAAATACATCTACATCAAGCTCTTTCATCTGTACTTCAAAAGATTGTTCAGCTTTTTTAAGTTCTAACATTTGTTCAGGTGTAGCTTCAGCTATTCCTTTTTCTATAGCTTTAGGTGTATTAGGTACGCCCAATACATCAGCTATCATATTAGCTGCCATGCCTCCCATTGGTCCGCCTAAAGCAGTTCCTAATGTAGGTGCAACAGCTCCAACTATATTCTTTAACAGTCCTTTCATTTCATACTCCTAATACCATTTTCTGTAATTCAATACTTCTTCTACCCACTTGTCTATACCAGCGACTGTCTTCCATTTGAACAGCCATTTCTTCCCAGTTGTTTTCTCTACAAGCTTTCATCATATTTTTAAACTTTGAAAGTCTTGTGCCTCCTAGATTAAAACACATATTAACTAACACATGTTGTATATCTTCTGGTAAATTATAGAATCCTTCTTCGCTTCCAAAGATGTGAATAGCTTCTGCTAAGTGTGTGATAAAATCATTCTCATAATACATATCTACAACTTCTTGAGATACTCCTGTACCAACTTCCCAGTCATATTCTGGGTCTTCAGGTTTGCAAAGGTGTCCAACTCCTAAAGTTTTATATCCTAAACTATCTTCGTATATTTCAAGGACTTCTCCTTCGTGTCTTTTAATTTGCTCTTTACATAATTCTATATTCATTTTACTAATCCTAACTCAATGAGTTGTTTTTTAATTCCTGCGTTGTCTGAATAAGACTGCCCTGTAAATTTATCTGTCCTATTTATTGCGTTATCTTCTGTATAAGGTACATCGTCTTTACCTTTTACTATACCGCCTTCTGATTTCAATGTCCTGTCAGAAGTTTCTTCTTCGTTTAACTCTTTAACTATATTTTTTACATCTCTACCAAAAGGTACTACATCTGCTACTTCTTCTCCTAAAGTTTTTATTGGAGTTCCTTCTGGGTCAAAAGCTTCTCCCAAAGGTTTAAGAGGAATTTCCATTAAGTCTGATATTAAGTTTAATACAGGTACAAGTTGATGAGTAGGTTCTGTTCCAAAGCCACCATACTGTATCATACCTCTAATCTTTTCAGGAATAAAAGTTGTTATACCAGAAAAACCTATTGTCTCTCCAAATTTTTCTAAGTTAGTAGCATCAAATCTTTCTTTTTTATAGTCTTCATTAGTAGATAAAGATATCTGTGCATTCATTACTGCATAATAAAGAGGAAGTGCAGCCATCATTCTCAAAGCTAATGCACCATCTCCTTGTTCTACCCTAGCAACAAGAGCATTTGTTTGTGAAGTTTTTGCCTGTGCCCAAGATAAGAAACTTCCTAAAAACTTAACTTCTGGTCTTTTAGTCTGTGCAAATAATCTTCTATTTCCTACAGTAGGTATCAAAGCATCTCTATCTGCAGCCTTAAGACCTGCTTTATTTAGATATCCTTTAGCTGTAGCATCTTTCATTGCTTCATCTAAATTTTTAAACTGTTTTAAATATATAAAGTTTTCAGGAGTTAAACCAAACGAATCTATTTCTTTTTGTAAAGAACTCTTTACTTTAGTTCCTTTCATTTTTTTAGCAATATCCATTGCTCTATAAGTACCAGCATCAAAAGCAAAGTTACGTGCAAGTCTAGTTATTCTACCAAGCTGTACAGTTTCAAAGAATTTTCTAGTAGCATCCATCGCATATCTTTGAGTCCTTGCTGCTCCGCCCTGACCGTATAAAAATACATCTGCCATTTCTCTTTCTATAATACTATCGTATCTATTATTACCTAAAAAGTTATCTAAGAATGTAGCATCTTTTCCTTTAACTTGTTTAGATTTACCGCCTAAAGCTAAAGCTTGTTGTGCATTACTATTATATTTTATTTTCATCTGTGCTAATGCAGACTTAGACGCTGGACCATAACCACTATTAGTTATTGTTTGTAGTAAGTCACCCAAACTAGGTATAGCTACTTTAGTAAGCTTTGTGGTAGCTAATAAAGACTGTAAAAGTACAGCAGTTGTTTGACCACTAGCAGTAGAAGGAGCTGATTCTATTTTATACATTTGAAAATATGCAGATATAGAATCTTTTATTTTTTCTTTTTCCTGATTAATTAATTTTTCCATAGCAGGAAAATCGTTCATTAATTCTTTTAAAGCTTTATCTCGATTACCTTTATTCTTAGCTAACAATACTCCTTTAGGGTCTTGTATTTTTAAATAATTAATTTCTATAGCTTTAAATATTTCTTTGATGCCTTCTCCTTTAGCACCAAAAGCTCTTGTAAATTCAGCAACAGGAATAGTATTTTCTGTTAATTGTTTTAAAGTAAGTGCGGGATTCTGCTCAAACAAATCTGAAACAGATGCCCTAGCTTCTTGATTGTATAAAGTTCTTTTCTTATCAAAGTGTCTTGCGGCATTTAAAATAAATCTTTCATCTCCAGCCGCATCATCAGCAACTTTATTACCTGCAAATAAAGCATCTCCGCTTTCTTCAGACCATAAACTATTTTGTCTTCTTTGAGTACTAGATTTTAAATAAGTATTTGCTACGTCTGTTGCTTCTTTATCTGATAAAACTTTAACATTAGAATCAAGTTTATTTTCGTTTCTACTTTGTAATATAAATGCATTTTTTAATCTGTCTCTTATCTTTTTGTATCTTTTAGATTTTGACATAACATTACCGCTAGAATCAAGTA